AATCCAACGGTGGCAGTTGCTACGACCACGGGCGCAAAAGCAGCCAATGAACTGCGGTGTTTGCAAGATGTTTCAGGATCACCACATCATGGGGGTCTGCCGTTTGTATCCAATGACGCAAAACAAACAGAGCAATGATTGGTGTGGGCAATTTGTTGCAATCACAGGCGAAAAAGTGAAAGAAGTGCCTGTGAAAACCGTTTACGACATTAGCACTGACACAAGCACCCCGCAAATTGTGGCCAGAATTAAACGAAAGTACGAGCGTAAAAATGTTCAAACCCCTGCGTGACCGTGTTGTTGTCAAGCCCCAGGTGCGGCAATTGAGCGACTTGATCTACATTGACAACAAAGAACCATTTAACGAGGGTACGATTGTGGCAATTGGCCCATTGGTAACGGATGTGGCAGTGGGTGACTTCATTAAGTACGGCAACGGTGATTACCTGAACTGGCCGACTCAAATGGAAAATGGCCAGGATTACCAGATCATTCAAGAAGCAGATATCTGCGCTGTTGTGGAGTATGAAAATGGCGACTAAACCCGGTTTGTACGCAAATATCAATGCAAAACAGGAGCGCATCGAGCGCCAAAAGGACGCTGGTAAGACGCCAGAGCGCATGAGAACGCCAGGCTCTAAGGGCGCACCAACTGCTGCGGCTTTCAAGGCCAGCGCAAAGACTGCTAAAAAATGAGCAAGCACGACACGCCGATCGCCCACACCACCACGGGTAAGGGCAAACACTACAACGCCACTGAAAAGGGTGCTGGGATGACTGCGGCAGGTAGAGCAGCGTACAACTCTGCCAACAACTCAAATCTCAAGCCACCAGCCCCAAATCCAAAGACAAAAGCAGACGCAGGCCGCAAGGCCAGTTTTTGCGCTCGGATGGAAGGTGTGGTAAAAAACGCCAAAGGCCCAGCAGAACGGGCAAGGGCATCCCTCAAAAATTGGAACTGTTAAGGACATATTATGGCAAACTCAATCGCAACTGGTGTCGCATATGCTGACCCAGAATTCGTTTCTTTGTCGGTTAGTGGCGAAAGCACTACTGGCCCCGCGGCAAGCATTACTTCGACCAGTGCAAATACCGGCAGCGTGGACGCCTCTGCTTTCGTTGCAACCGAAACGCTTTCTGCGGCTGGTGGCGTGGGCTTTTCAATTAAAGCCGTTGAAAACGTTAATGTAGTTGCTGGTGCTTACCTAACGGCTCTGTACGGCTATCTAGCGTTTGGCGCTTCTGGTCGTGTCACTGGCCTGGCATCAGGCACGGTTGGCGAGATTGTTATGTCTGCGGCTTGCACACAAGGCACCTACGCTGCGATGGAGTGTGAGATTGGAATGCCCAGCGGCGCTGTCACTGGCGGCAACACATCGTTTTTCTACCTGAGTTCATATGGTGCTGACAAGGCAACGTTTGACACCAGCGGGACGTTGTTTAACCTGGCTGGCGTAACCAAGGGTTCGGGTAAGCTGCTGGCTGACACGACTGCCGGTTCAACGGCTCGGCCTGTTCAGGTAATCAAAGTCATCACGCCCGACGGAACCCGTTATCTGCCGTTGTATTCCACTGTTGCAATTGCAGCGTAATGCTTGTCACTAAGGACGCCATCAACAGCCGGGTCGCAGAACTTGTTAAAAAAGAACAGGAACTGCGATCTGAGTTAAACGCTGTTATTGGAGCAATCCAAGACTGTGGATATTGGTTGGCACAATTAGACAAAGCAGATTGATGGTTGCAAAATCATGGCTGACAACCCGTTAAGCACGTTTTTGCCAGACAGAGCAGCAACAGGCTTTTTCCCGCAAATGAAACCCAGGCGCAGGTTTCAAGACCGGGAGGGGTCTGCCAATGTGCCGCTAGATGTAATGCGAGGACGCCTAGCAGGGATGCTGGGCACCCCAACGGATCTGGCTAACATTTTCCGATCTCCAATGCCAACGGAAATGTTTGGCGAAACCGATTACGAGCCAGCGCAGCAATTGCCCTACGGCTCGGAGTATTTCCTGAAGAATCTGCCACTAGCCCCAACGTCAAGAGTGGGTGAAGTTGCTGGGCAAGCAGGATCATTTGTACCGCTAAACCCAATGCCAGCAGCAAGAGCAGCAGCGGCTGGTGTCAAGGCACTAGGCCCGACAGCCGGGCGCATGGCAGAAGGTTACTTGCAACGCCAAGGGTTGATGCCTGGAATTTTGCCTGAATCTGGTCGTAGCGGTTTTGGAACTTTTGATCTGAGATATGATCCTCGAGTAAATGAGCAGGCTAGGATGCAAGCCATGACTCGAGATGTTCAATTGAATCCTGGTGCAGCAAATGCGCCAACAGTTTCGTTAGCGGACTTTGAAGGCAGGCCATTTATTACAAGCATGGCTGATCGCACGGCAGCTGGTGGTAAATTGGTTGGGGTTGACGATGTACAGTTCAACAGGCCAGTAGAGTTGCTTGGTGGACAGGACTATATGTTTAACAATCCTGGACAGGTTTGGGCATCTGGTAAACAACCGGCAAAAGCGTTGATGAAATACGCTGATGAAATCAAGAATGCAACAGGCCAAAATCCTTTGTATTTGCCATACCGTATGGCTCCTACTGGTGGTGATTTTGCCCAAATGACAGGCGAAACCATGTTGGCTTATGCTGATAGCGCTATGGGTAAGATGCAGAAAAAGAAATTAGACAAGTCGATAAAACAATACATCCCTGATTGGGTTGGTGTGTCTAATCCTGCAAGTGTTGATCAGTTTAGAAAAATGCCAGATCAAACTCGCAAAGCCATCAAAGATATGATGGACAAGAAATTTCGTGATGAAGGTGGGTTGAACATTGGAGGCGCAAGGTTGGCGATATCAGACCCAGCGCAGTTAGAAGCCCGTCAGGGTGGCATTATGAATGTTGGTGAGATATATGCCGGGAAGCCAATCATCACAGAATCTGGCCATCCTGCTTACCCAAGTGGCATACCAGGCCAAGGCATCGGCACTGTAAGTAAAGACACTAGCATATTTGAAATGCTGCCTGAATATGTCAAAGCACGAAACATTGCTGACCCAAGGATGCCTAGTGACGCCGATATGAGATCAATCTCTATGAAGCCTTACGCTGGCGTGATCACCGACAAAATGCTTAGACAGCTTGGCTACTAAACAAGAATGCAGGTTTGAAATTGTTTGCCAACTTTGCCCCAAATCGGTCAAGCAGAAATGCTTTAACGGACTCTTGCGTAACAGATTCAACGCCAGTGACAACGCACCGCATCTCATGCAAAATAAGCGCTTCAAGCATCTTGGTTGGAATTTTTACGTCTGTGTTGACGATTGGCGATAGTGTCATTTCCACATTGTATAGTTTAGCCAGCTAAACGTCAACAACAATCAAACAGCAACAAGTAAAATCACATTTCCCCTATATAAAATGGTAGAGCATGAAGTAACCCCTGAAATGCAACGCCTGGTTGAGAACACCAGCGGGTTAGGCTTGCCACATGAGCAGATAGCAATACTGGTGGGGATAGACGATAAGACGCTTCGCAAGCACTACCGCATTGAGCTAGACCTGGGCAAGGCAAAGGCCAATGGACACATTGCCAGAACGCTGTACGACAAGGCAACAGGCGGCGACACCACCGCACTGATCTGGTGGACAAAGACCCAGTTGCGATGGGCCGAGACTGTCAAGCAAGAGATCACGGGCAAAGACGGTGAAGCGCTTCAAGGCATTCAGGTCACATTCGTAAAGCCGAATGACTGAGGTCAAAGCAGAGTTTCCTTTAAAGCTGCAAAGCCTTTTCCAGCGCAGCAGATACAAGGTTTGCTACGGCGGCAGGGGTGGTGCTAAGTCATGGGGCATTGCTCGAGCATTGCTGATCAAAGGGGCCAAGGCACCAATCCGCATACTGTGTGCCCGTGAGTACCAAACCAGCATCAAAGACAGCGTACACAAGCTCCTGTGCGACCAGATTGAGGCATTGAACCTGCACAGCTTCTACGAAATCACGCAGGCAAACATCAGAGGATCTAACGGCACTGAGTTCGCCTTTGCTGGTTTAAAGAACAACATCAGCAACATCAAGTCATTTGAAGGCGTGGACATCTGTTGGGTAGAGGAAGCCCAGACCGTAAGCCGCCTATCGTGGAACGTGCTGATACCAACCATCCGCAAAGAGGCCAGCGAGATATGGGTCAGCTTCAACCCTGAGTTGGAGACAGACGAGACTT